GCAACTTGCTCTCCATATTCCCAACTGGCTTTTTCAGCGTCACTAACCACTTGGCTAGGAAAAATACTATTACCATTAGTGTATATACTTTTCATTTAATCTATAATTTTAGATAACACACCACTATTATCATATTTTTTTATTCCTAAATCATAATTTTTTACAATTAATTTAGGTACAGGTCTATATTTATTTTTATTACAAGCCATTATTGCTAAACCAGAACTAATAGAAGCGTCATGTGTGGTTCTATTATTTATATCAAATCTTGCCCAGTCATTTAATGTTCTTTGGAAATACACATCTCCATAAGTATTATCATCTCTTAAACCCACATATGTTTCAATATAACTTTCTATTGCAGCAGCGTGAGCCTGTTTAATATCTTCACTTGAATTAGGTATTCCACCTATTTCTCTTTCAGTAACCGAAAGTTTATTATATATTTTATCTGGTCGATTCATAGCAAAACCTCTATAACCTCTTCTTTTAAAATGATATAATAATCTTGGTTTATTATTTTCACATAATATAGGCATTCCATAAAATACACAAGCCATTAGTACATCTTCAAAAAATATTTCAGCAGTTTGTGGTCTAGCGATATATTCTAAGAAAAAATGATTAGCCGGTATTTCTTCCATACTAAACTTAGTTAAACCATGTAACGCACCTTTTGATCCTCTTTTATCTACTGTTCCTGATATATCATAACTATCACATCCAAAAGCTCCTAATGTTTCATTTCCAGGATATTTTTTACCTTGTTTATGAATTATATTATTTTGTAATCTAATAGGAGGAAACCATGTAATAAAAAATCTTCCATTACTTTGAGGAACAAATATAACTGAAGTATCTTTTATCCCTCCAGTCCATTGAAAATTACCTTGAGTAACCATAGAGTTATCTTTAGCTTCTCCATTCCAATCTATTTGTTCATATATTTTAGTAAGATTAAATAATGACGATTTAGCTTCATCTCTAAAAGCATGTTCTTCTGTACGTGGGAATTGTCTATAAAATTCATTTAAAGCATCTTGATCATCTTTTAAACCATCTACTTCGTTTTGCCAATAATCTATTACTCCTAATGTTATAGGAACTCCATGTGGTCCTTTTACTAAGTCTTTCGGAGTGTCGAAGACAGGTATTCCATAAGAATCAATGTATCCTTCGTAATTCCATTCCATAGGAATGAACAAAGAATAGAGTCCCGAACGAGTCTGTCCATTCGCATTTCTTTTTGTAACGTCTGAATCATAATATAATTTTTTAAAATTATCACCACCTTTATCTAAAGCGTTACAAGTAGATCCCATCATACATTTACCAATAATTCTAGAACCCAAACGTAAACATGTTTTAGTAACTCGCCAATTATTAAGAATATTATTAGGTCTTTCCCACTTACCAGATTCATCATGGACTAATAGTTTAAGTTTTTCACCATCATAACTATTATCACCAGTATTTTTCCAATCAATAGTTGTATCTAAGCCTTGTAATTCAGCAGTAGATTCATTAGAAATAAGTTTACGTCTTGTTAATTTAGTCGCTGGTACTCTATATGCTAATTCTGTTTTGGGTCGATCCATACCATCTTGAATCGGTTTAAAAAAGAATGGATAATTAACTGATATAGGAACAACCTTGTCAGTAAACATTGTTTTTGCATCAGGTCCAGATTTAGATAATATCCCATATCTCGAATCTGAATTAAGAGTTGCTAAATTAACTGTTTCTCCAGAAGCCATAAAAGAAAAACCAGAACGTCTATTTTTAAGATAACACATTCCATAACACCTTGTATCTGCTTTACATGCTTCCCAAAATATAAAGAACAATCTATTAGATTCCCTAAAATCTGGTTTACCTACATCAATCTTACTCCATTGTAAATACATGTATTGAGTACCTGTAATATAAGTTGGTTTATCATTGTTGTAAAACCAAAAACCTTCTTCTCTTCTACTAAATTCTTGATCAATATAATCATACCATTGTTCTTTAAAATCTAATGGATATTCTTCCCAATCAAAAATTGTCTTTATTCTTTTTAATTCTTTTGGTAGTGGTAAAAATTCAAATCTATTAGACTCAAACTTATGAATATTTTTTTCTTTAGGTAAAGCTATTTTTAATCCTTGTATTTCATAAACTTCACCTATTTGTCCAGTCTTTGAAATCACCACTACATCATGTTCTACATTATAACCATAATCCCACTTTTTATACTTGTTGTTTCTTTTAAGGATCTTAGGTTTTATATAGTCATGTAATACTTTGTATAAACTTTGCTGATACATTATTTAGACCTCCCTTCAGCAAAACCTTTAAATTCTTTAGGTTTTTTAGTTTCTTCTTCTACTTTACCATCAATGATATTTTGCTCTTCATTTATTTTAGCTAATATTTCAAAAGCATCGAATATAGCTAATTTTTTTGTGGCTGCAGCATTTTTAAGTCTATCTGCGGAAATATCAGGACCAAAATCTATAATAGGTTCTTTAGCAACTTTAATTAATTCTTCAACTGCTATGTGCCCAGCTTGGATTATACTCCCTTTTATTTTCTTTATTTCCATACTTAATTACAATATCATTTGATTTCATACAATAAAGACGTTGATTATCAATAAAAAACTCCCATTCAGACCCTGGTCTAAACCCTATAAGATCTCCGGGATTAATATTAGATGCTTCTAATTTCTTATTACCTATTTTTAATATACCTATACCTTTATCTTCTTTTTCGTTTAATAGAGGATCAGTATTTTTAGTAGGCATTATAAAACATCTATCGCCAAATGATTTCCAATCACCTTTATTTTTATATAAATATATTTGATCTATAGCTGCAAAATATAAATCATCTTTAAAATAAGATCTACTATTTGCTTGTTTTCCATGCATATTATAGAATCTTCTAAAGATATTTTGATGAACAACTATAGTATCACCTTTTTTTATATCTGTTGTAAAAGCCAACGGAATAGATACAACTTCAGCAAAACGATTAACAAACTTCCAAGATTCAATTTTAGTATTTAAAATTAATTCTTTTTCATTTATTTTTTTACTATTATCATATCTATCACCTATTGGTTTTACAATAAAGTCATATAAACTGTTCATTAATATTCTAAATCAAATTCAATAGATATTGCCATGTTAGAATTAAATTTCTTCCACGGTAATACCTCGTTGTTTTTCTTTATATAAATATTATATGAATTGTCTTTTTCATCAAATAAGATATGAGATATTTCATGACCACCATAAACTTGTTGACCTACAGAATAATGCATTGCATCATTTTTATAATCAGCGCCTATACTGATCTTTCTTATATTATTCATCTTCTTTTTCAACTACCTCAAAAGTACCGTCTTCTAAATTTATATTTATAGAACCATACTTATCTTCTAATACTTTTTTATACTCTTCTTGTTCTTGATTTACACCTGCTAATTGATGTAATACTGCGTGTTTTTGAGTTTCTAATATACCTACATCTGTTGATAAACTATATAAAGTATTTTGAAATTTTACAATCTTATCTAATTCTTCTTTTGTTATTTTTTTTGCTTCCATTTTATTTAATTTAATTTGTCATTATCCAATATCTTTTGTATACACTGGTATGAGTAGCGTCTCCCTCAAACTTACAATGAAGTTTACCTTTTTTTATGGTATACGTAATAAATATTTCATAGTCTTGATCTACGTTCACTAATCTAGTTTTTACATAGTTTCTACCTTTTTCTACTACTTCTTCAGGTAATGATTTATTTTCTTCAAATGAAAAATTAATAAATTCATAACCTTTTACTGAATCATGTAGAATAACTACATAATAACTAGTTCTTTCACTTGACCAAACACCTGTTAGTTTGTCGCTTAATTTGTCTGCTTGTATAGTCATACTAAAAAGTAGTACTATACTAAATAATAGTTTTTTCATAATTTAATTTAATTTAATTTAATTTCTTAATATAATAATTACTTGTTATTATATAATTTTACTTTTTAAACATACTAGCTGCTTTTTCACCACTTCGTCCACCGAAATAAGCTAAAACAACAGCCATCATAACCTTTTCAAAAGT